AAGGTCGTGCAAACCGCCCAAAAGTTCCGACTTAAAACTGGTACACATTGCAGTTGTGATTGCCATTTGTTTTCTCCAAGATTATAGCAAGATGTAAAGGGGCAAGGTATTAGCCCTGCCCCAATACTTTATTTAGGCGAGTGTGTCGCGGTCTACTTCATCAGCAGTGCGTGGTGCGGTCATGTCTACAACAAGTGCGTAGACACGTGCCTTACCAGCAGTACCTGTACCAGTAACGGTTGAAACAACGTCAATGGTGTCGGCAACAGTCGTACCTTGTGGCACGGCGGCTTCTGTGATGATGTCACCTACTGAACCAGCTTGCAGGTTAATTGCTGTCACAATGTCAGCAGACCCAATTGACAGGTCAGCAACGTGAGCAGTTGAACCAGCACAGGCTTCAGTGATGACTGCACCAGCGGCAAGTACCATGCAGTTAGCAGGAATGCTAACGGCAGTTACAGTACCACTTGCGGTAGGAAGGGTTACTTCGGCTTCGTAAACACGAACACCTTTAGCAACGGTTTGTGAAAGAGTAGCCATTGTCTAAATCTCCCTTATACCAAGTTGTACTTTGCGTTCACAAGTGCTTCTGGACGAAGAATCTTGCGACCATACAGATGCATACCACGAACGATGTCAGCGAAGCTGTCAGGGTCACGGTAGGTTTCAGTCTTGTTAATCTGCTCTGCAGTAGCAACAGCAGAATCGTGACCGCCAATCATTACGCCGTAGTTAGAAGCGTTAGTACCACCAGTTGTTGATGGACCAGTTCCAATTGAAGGCAGGTTGTTGGAAACGTAAACACGGAAACCATGCAGGTTGTTCAGCACTAGACCATTTTGCAGACCTGAACCGCCGAAATCAGCATTGAACAGACGTGAATCTTCGTCCATGAGGATTTCTTTGAATACAGGGTCGATAACGAGCCAGCGGCCTTGAGTATCGACATTCTGTTGATCCAGCTTACGAGCCATGCGAGCAATAATCTGCAGTGCGTTGGCATTACCTGAACCAACAGTTGCAGAAGTTGCACCACCAGCACGTGGCTGAATACCAATTGATGAACCTGCTGAACCACCGAAGTCGTCAGCTTCCAGCTTCATTGAAGACAGGAGTTCATCTGAACCAGCAGTTGTAACTGCTTTTGAACCATTAACAGTTGTGTTAACGGTATCAGCCGCACCATGAAGTGCAGACTGGGTGTAGCCTGACAAGTAGCCAAGAACGTCTTGGTCAAACTGGTCAGCAAGGCGATACGCAGCACGGTCACTTGCCAGAGACTGGAAGTTAACGTGTGAGTGTGCCTCTTCAATGTCGTCAACCTTGAATGCAAAGTAGTTAGCTTTGTCAATCGTCAGGCTGAAGTCTTCATCGTCAAGGTCTTGTGCAGTGATTTGAGTACCACGTGCATAAGCCTGAACTGAAATTTCGGGTTCCTTGATGATCTTCACGGAATCACCCATGTTAGCAATTTCACCAAAGTAGTCGGAGTTGGTGATTGCTTCAGCAACAGCAGACTTGCGGAAAGCAAGTTGCACCTGTTTGCTGTAAATTACGGGTGAAAAATTACCGTTAGGAAGATTGCCATACCCCGCTGCGGAAGTAAATGCCATTTTAAAATCTCCTATTGTAGCATTTTACAGATGCAAACTCACAAGACTAATCAGAGGCTGATTCACAATGGGTGCGTATTTTATCCAGTTGGCCTACCAGATATTCAACGGGCCATGCTCTTCAGGTAATCCGTAAGACATTGTTGTTTGCTGATTGATGTAAGCAGGTAGCTAACCCACTTACATCTTTGTTGACTATAGTTATACTTACAAACAACTATTTGTCAACACTTTTTTTACTTTTATCTGGCTGATCCAGATATATCATAGATAAACTTTCCTGTACGGATAGACTCCATGATTTCATCAGAACGCTTCTCATATTCTTGAGGAGACATTTTCTGAACTTCAGATTCACGTAAATATGTAGAAGTTTCATCTTCTTGCGGTTTACTACGTGAAGTTTTTGCATCTACAGATTTAGCGGCATCTTTACCAGAAGTTTTCTTTTTTCCAGTAATACCACGATCTGCTTTGTACAAATCAATTGCTCTTGCGGCAGAACGAGCGTCATTGTCGTTTTCATACAATGCCTCTTGCACCCATTTAGGCTGTTCGTCAGCCCATTCGTGAAAATCATCACTGTCACGAATCTCGTCAAAGTCAGGGTGCAGTCGCATAAGCTCTGCTTCTGCTTTTTCTTTTGCCGCAGATAATTGCATATCATCAATCATTTTCATGCGTTCTTCAAGTGAAGACGCTTGCTCTTTTGCTTTTTTACTTGCAATAGTTTCAATGATTGCAGCAACATCAGGATATTCTTTTGCCCATTCTTCAATGTCTTCATCTGATTTGGGCAGTTTCATTTCTTTTTTTGTTGCGGCATCTAGCTGTTGTCGAAGTTCTGCAATTTGTTGCTTAAACTCTTCTGACTGCTTTTGTTGATGCCTACGCAAATCAGAGTAACGCTTTTTAAAAGTTTTCTCTTCTGCGTTTGCTGGCTCTTCACTTTCTTCTGCATCAGCTTCTTGTGGTTCTGGTTCTTCTACCTCGCCTCGTTGCTCTTTTAGAAGTTGTTCAAGCTCTTCTTCATCTTTTTTGATCTTTTCTTCTTTTGAGTATGGTTTACTCATAAATGCTTTTTTTGTTTCAGGCTGCATTTCTTCAGCCATAATTGTAGCGGCTTCTGCCATTGTTTTCTCCTTCTCTGGGGCCACCGTAGCCATGTCGGGGGATGGGTAGCCAGATTATAGTCTATATTTTTTTAGAAGCTAGACCACCCTTCTTTTTTTCAGTCGGCAAAGGTTTCATAAAATTACCCATTGCCGCATCAAAGTCTGCACCAAATAATTTAGCCATTATTTTTCGTGCAGGACCATTCATTAGTTCACGAACATACTCACGCTCTTCAGGTGTAAGGTCAGCGTAATTGTCATAAATTTCTTGTAAGTTTAATTCTAGCATGTTTCTTCACCTTTGTATAGAGATTTGTAATCAGAATTGTTTACGAATAAACCGATTCCATAGCACAATGCTTCTCCTACATTTTTAATAATTTTACCAGTAATACTTGACTTCGTATATTTTTTGGGATTGACAATGTGTGCAATTTCTTCTGCACGTTTCAAAGTAAAGTATAGCATAAACTTTGTCAATTTATCACTTTTACGCATTTTTTGCACAGTTGGAATTGCCCAGTAGTGGTATCCTTTAATAACGGTAGGAGACAAATGACGTGCTGTATATACAACATCCATTCGATATAGTTCTTTGCTTAACTTTCCTTGACGATAAAGTTCTGTACAAATAACACGGCTATCCGTAGAATTTTCAGATTCACGTTGTTCACGTTCTGCTGCTAGTGCCAAACCTTTAGAAGAAGATGTAGGACCAGTAGACTTAACGGAATTTCCTTGGCTATCTCTAACAACATTACCTTTGCTATCCGATACTTCATCCGGACCTGCGGGGCGAGAGCCAAGATTTGCAGAGCGTCCTTCTGATCTTGCCGCAGCAATTTCTTCTCTTTCAGCTTTTTGAATTTCACGTGTTATATCACGGTTAAAATTATCACGAGCATTAAATGCGTCATCATATTTTCCTGCTTTAATATCTGCTTCGTACTGTTTATTATAACCAGTACGACCAGTCATTTCTTGTGTAATTTTATCTTGAATGTTTTCACGCTCACGGCGATTTGAAGATTTTGCCGCCGCTGTAATCATGTCACGTAACTCTTCTGTTTTTGTTTTTGGTTGCCCTGCCACTGCACGTTGAACTTTAGCCGTTGCTTCTTTACGAAGAGATTCTTCATCTAGCGGTTCAGTAAATGCTTTCCGAATATTTTCTTGTAGCGTTCCCGCTTTCGCTTGCGCAGCAACATTTAAATCATATTGCACATCTTCAATAGCGGCTTGCCTAATTTTTTCTGGTGACACATTGGGTCTTTCTGCAGATAATTCGGCAATCTTTTCTTTAACTAGAGTATCAAATGATTTAGTTTCTGGCTGTGTTACAGGAGAAACAGCAGCAGCTTCAGTAACCGTTGCAGGCTGTGTTGCTTTTGCAGTTTCAGTAACAGCAGTTTCACCTAGTGTAGTACCTACACGTGCCGTACCCGGTTTTGTAGCCTCGATGTTTGCCATTATTTCTTCACGAGTACCTAGACCTGCTTTTACAGCCGCATCAATCATTTCATTACTAATAGGAGAATCATATCCTGCTTGCACTTGCTTTGAAATGTTCGCAAAAGGCCCTGTTCCTGCTATTGCTTGTTGAATACTCTCTTCACCTTTTTTAGTTTTCAGGCCAGCCATTGATGCTGGAGACAATCCCATAGCACTTGCTTTCTCACTAATTTCTGGTTCTTTCGTTAGACCTGTAGCCTTACCTAGCCCATAAACAAGATTACCAATAAGGCCACCTTTTACACTAACCTTTTCACCTGTCCTTGGATCAAAACTATTACCCTGACCATCTGCAATTGTACCATCTGCTAGAACAGTACCGACTTCGGGATTACCAGCAAGAAAACCAAAAGGAGAAATACCTAACAAAGCCTCTCCAATACTCTGTTCTTTTGTATATCCAAGCTCTTTTGCGGCGGCTTTACGTGCTTTAACTTCTTGCCTACGAGCTTCTTCTTCTGCTAATTCTTCTCGTGACGGACCACCATCACCACCTGTATCTGTTACAGTTGTTGTTTGTGGCGTAACAGTTGGTTGAGGAGTTGTTGCTGCTGGTTCTTGTGATTTCTTTTTATACCCTGCTGGAACAGGAATCAAAGGATTACCGTTAGCATCAACAGGAATTTGCATTTCTTGCCCAAGATCGTTTACGTATGTTTCATAAGTAGGTTGGGCTACCTGTTGAAATGTAGGCATCTGTGCTGGCTGTTGCATAGTAGGAACAAACGCTTGCACAGGAGGTGCAGGAGGAGGTGGAGGTGCGGGAGGTGCTGGTGGAGGTGCGGCAGGACCTGTTGTAGGAAGATTTTGGAATAGTGAAGGCTGGTATCCTTGAATACCTGTATTACCTGTTTGCGTAGTCCCAAAAGGCTGTGGCATACCACCTACAGCAAACTCTTGAACATCGTCTTCCATTTCGATGTCGTCAATTTCAAATGGAATGTCATCAGGCAAAGTGGCTTCATCTGAATTGCCCATCATGCCCATTTGTTCCATGCGCTGCAAGCCTAGTTTAGCTTCTTGCCGAAGTTCCATCATTTTATCTAGGCCATGATAACGAACTGCATCAGCAGGCATAACAAACTCACCTTCGCTTAATTGCGCAGGAATATCATCACGAACTTCTTCTTTAGTAGACCCAATCGGAACTTCGTTACCTGATTGCTCATCTACTTGACCGCCTTCTTGCATTAGACCGCCAGTTTCAAAGAGTTCCATTTGTTTTGCAATAGCCATAGTTTTATCCTTCAGCTTTGTTTATATCCTCACGCAAACGATTTACTTTACGTAATACCTCTATAGCACCTTGTGCTTTATGCACCGCTACCATATTATCAGATTGTTCCAACACTTTATGTTGCTGGTCAATAAGTGTATTCAGGTAATTACTGAAGTGGCCCCACTGGCGGCTGTTGCTGACCAGTGGTTTCAGTTTGCTGAATATTTCCTTGTCCATTCGCACTAAATCCTTGTTCACCCGGAACTGGTGCTTGACCTGTTCCAATATTGCCACCACCTGCACCTGTTGTGTCCATAGCATCTACACCTGCCATTGGCATTTGCTGTTCTTGTGCGGGTGCTTGGAACTGTTTCATTAGTTCAGCTTGTAAGGCGGCTTCACTCATATTGTTGGTTACTTTGTCGGGGTCAAGGTCGAGAGACTTTGCAATCTCACGAATAACATACTGAAATTTAGCAAACGGCGCAAGTGCAGGATTGCTCGCAATTCCCAAGAACTGCATCAATCGCTGACTGCGAACTTCATTTGCCATAAGGCTTTCTGTGCCTCTCGCTTTAACTTCCAAATCACCCTTAATATCAGGGTCAAAATCAAACTGCATATTAAAACGGAAGAATCCTTCACCAAGCGGGCGAAGCAGATAATCGTCTACATTCTTAATAACAGTTTTAATACTACCACTTGCGGCATTCATAAGCATTGAAATGCCTGATGCAGTACGACCTACACCTGTCACGCCTGTCTGTCCGTATGAGAATGATGGCAAGCCAGTGCTTTCATCAGCAAGCTGACGTGCTTTATCAAACAACATCATATTCTCGCTAGAGACATTTGGATACTTTGTGCCGAAGATAGCCTGACCCGGTGCGCCGCCTTGTCTGCGGAACACCTTGCCCGGATACAGTGACAAGTCTTGACCCGGCACTAGATTTGTTTCATCTACTTCAACGATCAAGTTGCCAGACAATACGGCGTTATCTACAGCCATACGCATAAAGCCATTCATCAGCGTCTGTGTATCGTCCATGTTCTCTGCAATACCTACACCAAAGAATGAGTATGGATTCAATTCATAAGGAGCAGCCATGTACGGAATTTTAGCAGGCTTAAATGGGTTAAGCACCATGCGAAGTAGTTTGCCGTTACAAATCCATACATTTGCTTGCAATTCATCGAAGTCTTGAAGTTCAGATGGAATTTCTACACCTTGTTCTTGAATCATGTCCGTATCGACCATGCCCCAATACTCAAGAACTTCAAAACGGTCAATACCATGTTCTGGTGCATAGTCAGAAAGGTCATCTTCCCAATACTTTTTAATATAGTTTTCACCAAAACTAATAACTTCATCAATCACACTAGAACGAAAGTATGGACGTTTTTTAAGTTGACGAAGTTGTGAGCGTGACATTTTATGACGCTCAATAACAAACTGCGCTTCGTCCATGTTATTCGCATCTGGGTCTGGATAAAAATTCCAAACAGATACATGATTAACCTGTGGCACTGTTTTTAGTGTAGGATCGTATTCGCCTTCATCGTTCCAGTTAGGATACTCTTTATCAACAGCAAACGGACCTTTCATTACACCTGTACCAAACAATGCCATTTCAAATGCGGCATTGCGAAGATGTTTATTTGCACCAGACTCTTCAAGTTGATCGTGAATTTTTAATTGCATCTTTTTAGCCGCAACCATAGCAGGACTAAACTCTACTGCTGTCGGCGTTTTGCCAGAACCTTCTTTTAGTTTATCTTGAACTGGATCAAGTTTACTTGCTAGAGGCCCAAGTTTTTCTGCAAGTGTTTTAGCAGTAGCACCCGGAGCAAGGTCATTGCCATCACCTTTATATCCGTAAGGGCTAGACAGCATAGTTTCACCACGCAACTGCTCTGGTTCTTGTGGATCAAAATGAACATCTGCAACTACTCCATCTGGTAGTTCTGTAGGGTCAACGGAAAGAGGAAAACGATTGCTGGCAAATAAAACATCAACAATCTGACCATACGCAGCGAGTGTTTTAGTTTTAGTTACTTTAATAAAGACACGAGATTTTTCAGTTTCGGTAAATTGAACGTCAGGACCGTACAAACCACGATAATTGCGGTACGCTTTCAACCAACGCTCTTCATCCTGATACCTGTAATCTTCGGCACGATTGTATCGTTCCAGAATAAATGGAATAATGTTTGCTACATCTACATCTTCAAGTGCAGTGTTTTCGGAATCTTCTAATGCAATTGCATCATCTTCCATCATAATTTCATCATCAGCCATGTTAATTCCTTAATATCCAAACGTAGCATCTGCTACACGCATACCACCGCTTGGTCTTCCCATTGGATCATAATCAAAAATACTAAAACGAGGTCTAGACATTATACCATACCGCAGAGCATCATACAAGTGGTCTTCACTTTTTGTGTCCACGTCTTCTGGGTTTTTCTTGTCCAACGGTATGGAGGGAAGTTGGGCAACGATGTTTGTGCAACTATTAAAGAAAACAAGTCTAGGTTCCTCTGTGTATTCGTCTATTTGAAGCCGTCTGTGTATTTCGTTTTTACCTGATACACGACTTCCCTTACTTCTGTCTGATGGTCTCCACCGACAACCTTTACTAATCATTTGTTCAGCAAGGCTAGGACCAGTATCGCCACGCTTATGCCAAAGAGAACTGTCAAGAACACCATACTTAATGTTACCATCCCCAGCTTCCAGTTCAAGTATTTGCTCTGCCAAATCCGTTGCCAAAACTTTTGAAACGTAATGTTCCCGATATACAATAAGCTGTTCAGAAGGAGCAACAGCAAACCAAAGCACGCCAGAATAGCTACCATAGCCATAATCACAAGCCCTAAACTTAACCCAATTACTAGGAATGGTGAAAGGCTCAATAACGTGAATATCACGATTAAATTCTGTAAAAGCCGCACCTTCTTTAATATCCCAATCGCCTTCTAGCAACTGTCTTCGTTGCTGTTCAGGAAGAGACAAAAGCATTGCTTCGTAGTCACCTGCTTCAGATAGGTATGGGTTATCAGACAAACGTGCAGGAATAAATCTCCTTTTGAAAAGAGGTTTACCAGCTTTAGCATGTCCTGCTGGATACCGTAGAACTTCTCCAGTTTCTATGTCTGTAGCATCAAATGACCTATTATAAGGTGCAGGGTCAATAAACATTTTCTTAACCCAATGATGCCCCCGTCCTCCGGGGTTTGTAGTTGCCCTCATAAAGATAGGCAAGTCTGGTGCAGTAGACCGTAGACGACTTCGCATGTAGTTCCATGCGTATGGGCTTGCCCATTGTGTCAGTTCGTCAAAGCCTATCCAACTAAACGCTAGACCCTGATAGCGCAGGACATCTTCATCTCTGTCGAGGTATGACATCCACAACCTCGCTCCAGATGGCGCAGTCCACTGCATCTTTCTTTCTGACCACTTAATTCCCGGCCAGATTTTCGGATATAGTTCCTGCGACTTAAATATAAGTTCTCGCAGTTCTTCCGTTGTGTGTCGCAGTAGCAATCCACTAAACTGTGGATGACCCATATATCGTAACGGGTCTGCCAACATTGCGTAAGATTTACCGCCACCTGCTGAACCACCATATAGAACTTCACGCTCACTAGCGGCTAGAAAATCTGTTTGTGGACCTGCATTTGGTTTAAACAGAACATTTGCAGTTTCTTCGACAGATACTTTTTCAATTTCATGTGAAACAGTTTCCTTAACTTCAACCGCTGGCTTTTGCGCCTGTTCTTGCTTCTTCGATTTCTTGCGCTTTGGCAATTGCCGTTTGCGCATATTCTGCCCACTTGCGGAGGCTTGCAGCTTTGTTCTTACGTTGTCGCTCATTCTGTAACCGTTTTCTTAAACCTACGTGAGATATGTATCTGCCTGTATTTGTGCTTAACCAGTTTGCTACTTCACGATACGAGTATTGATTTACATGCTTTCTTGCTTTTTCTAGCAAATCTAATTCAGTTGGTATTGGGTCAAGAATGTCGGGGTCTTGTTCATTTTGCTGATAACCAAATGGTACAGTCCGTGCAATACGAGGTATCTGTACCCATTCGTTGTCTTCTTTAATATCTGTTGGCTGTGGAAGTTTCCACTGCCCTATGCTTCTAGTCATCGTCTTCTATAGGTGCTTTTGCTGGCATAAGCATAACACCACCTGCGGCTTCTACTTGCACTTTCTCTGTCTTAATCAAGCCAGTGCGGTCAAGCAGTTCTTTGGCAGCAGACATCTTATCACGAATACCAAGTTCAGTTGGATCGTACAGTGCGCCAGTCATAGCCATAGCCGCTTTAGGTGCATTACGTGCCATATACATTTGTGTAGCCTCAAGAATCTCTTCTTTAAGACCTTTGACAATTGCAGTTGTTGGCGTATTTTCTGAATAGCCAGCCAGTTTCTTTGCGGCAACTACGTCACCGCCAGCGTCCTCAAAGAGAACGTCAAGAAACTTCTGTTGGCGTTCATTTAGTTCTCTAGCCATTTTCTCTCTTCTTCGTTATAAGGCCACATGTTATTTGCCTTTGTTTTGACAGCCACCAACTGCTTTACAATTAGCAGGAGTCGGACAACCTTTACATGGTTTAAACTTTTTATACATTACATCTCTCCAGAGTGCATAGCGTGTGCTAATTTTGTACTACGTGATTTTACCTGATTTGCCCACCTGCTGTCAAGCATTTCTTTTGCTGCAGTAGCAAAATCATTTTCGTGAACTGCTGCCCACATCTTTTTAAACTTGCGTAATCTTGGTACACCCATATTAAATGCCATGTCTACAAGTACAAGTTGACGTACAGAGTCAAGCCCGTCTACGCAAGGGTGCGCACTTAACAGTTCATTTTCGACTATTTGCACGTCATTCTCTGCTAGATAGACCGCATCAGCTTCTGTAATACCATACTCATAAATATGGTCAATAGTAGGAATATCTAAATCATCTAGTTCTTCCTTACTAATACCACGGTCTTCTAGGTTTCTTCCAATACCAATTGTGTCAATGCCCAATGTGTCTTGATACACTGTAAGCACCATTCCCTCATGTTTAATGAGTTCTTCAATCAGTTTGGTTTTATCATATTTCATTTACGTGTCTCACTAATCCGATGATTGGAACTACCCGGATGTTTGCCTTCGTGGTTCATCCACACAGCGAATGCCCCTGTCATTGCGCCAGTTACCACAGATACTAAACCAGCCTGTGCTGCACTGGGTTCTGGTAAGGACATGAACCACTCGACTACACGCCAACTCATAAGCGTCATTACGAGCATCATAAATCTTGGTAACAGTTTCCATTCAAGTATCTTTTCTGCGGCCATTATTTTTTACCAAAGAATTTTGTAGCCGAACGTACGCCAAAAGAAGCAGCAACGATGACTCCGACAGAATACTGATACCATTCTGGCATTGCTTCAAGTTGCGTGAATCCGTTTTTGACGACATCTTCCATTCCCGGAATAAAAGCAAGTATTAGTGGAATGCTAAATAGAATTGTCAGCCACTCGTCTTTCCACGAGTTAGCCGACCCTTTAGCCATTTCCAAATCCCAATCAATCTCGCCTGTTGCCTTTTTTTCCATGATGACAGCTTCCGCTTTAGCTTTCGCCACTTTGGTAGCAGTCTCTGCTTTAGTCTTTTCAACTTTTCCATTCAACCATGTCCCCGCTAGTTCAGCTACTGGACCTATTAGCAAGTTTAGCATATTTCTGTCCTATAATAAATTGTAACAATTCTAATCGAGATTCCCAATCGGGTACTTCTTCTCGCATAAGTCTAATGTTACATTCCTCTGCGAAATCTCGCAGTCTTTTTTGCAATTGATTCTGGTTGTCGTACAAATTGTTTTCCTGCACGTGTACCTTCCCTTTTGGCTCTAGTTGTAGCAGAATATTCTGCACTTGTCAAGGACTTTATTGCTTTTTCAGGAAGGTAGCGTTCACCTGTCTTTGCAGAAGGCTGTCCACTTTTAGTACGCCACTTTTGTTTAGTCCATGCTTTTAAACTCTTTTGTGGACCTTTGAGTGCCATTAAACCATTCCTCTATTCTTCATTCCCCAATACACAAGTATACCAAGGATTCCAATTCCAAACAAACAAGCAATGCCTATAACAACAAACTCAATAAACTTTTGTCTGCGTTCACGCTGACGATAGAGTGTCTCTTGTCTTTGCTTTCGTATCTGCCCTTCCATCTTAACCAGTTCATCCCAAGCAGTAGAACTTATTGTGTACTGCATCCACTGTTTAAGTTCATCTCGCTGCTGCTGTGCTTTGCGTTTAGCAGCAAATGCTTCCATAGCCTCTTGTTCAATACTCTTGCCAGCAAATAACTTCTTAAAGATAGGCGGGTTCTTGGCTTCTTTCTCTGCCTGTTCAATATCAGACAATGCACCCATCCAACGCCCCAAGTCCGATGCCATCTGTTCGATGTCACGTCCTACTTGAAAACCTTTTTTGATTGTGTTGAATGCTGCAGAGGCTGTCGCCATTGCGGTAACGGGGTCCATCAGTATATCCTTACGTTGTCGGGGTTTACGTATTTAGGTACACAGTAGGTTGTGACTCTATCTTTTGGGTCTATAAGTGAATAGTATCTATAGTTGCCATACCTCTTCGCTAATTCAGATGCAAAGTAATTGCATTCTGTTACGCTCTCAAAGTACATGTCATTACTAATTAATTGTCTGGTATCTCCTGTACCTAGATATACCAATAGCAGGAAGACGTGTTGCATATCATTTGTAGCCACCCCCTGCTGCCTTGTATTCACGTGCTAGCATCTGTGCCTTACGTGCTGACCACTGACCGGGCTTACCACCTTTGCTGCCAGCCTTAATCTTTTCAAATAATCTTTTTCTTAATGCGGGTTTAGTGTAGTTGCCAGCCTCATTAACTCTACTTTTGCTCTTCTTTTTAGTGACCTTCGATTTGCTAGTTTTTCTAACGCTGCCACCTTTCTTGTATTCTTTTTGTTCCTTCTCCACGCCGCTAATCGTGCCTCTTTGTGCTGCCCCGTAGAAAACTCTCTCACCTTTTTTCTCCCCATATTGCTTGGTCATAGCAGATTTAATCTTTTTTCCTTTAGATGTAAGCGGCATCTCCTTTAACTCCGTTGAGGTAGATATGATTCTTTAAGTTTTACAGTAACAGTTACGGCACTGCCTACGCTGGCAAGACCACGCAATTTGTCACCTTTAAACAACCATAATGGGTCATCGTTAATCTGAAGCATTGAATTGCCTAGCAACTCAACTGTTTCAGCCATGGTGTAATATGTAGTTGATTGAGCATCATACCAGTCTAGGCTAAATGTTACATTAGATGAACTGGCATTGCTGATAAAGATACTGTCCACCTCTGCTTCATAGTTTGATGGTACAGTATAGATGTCTGCATTGCTTGTGGTCAGTTCAAGTCCAACGGTGCGGTTCTTTGTTTCCATATTAGTTCTCTATGTAAAGAATGTCCATTGAAGCAGCTACACGTAAGTCTGCATTAGAACTAGTGGCTACAGCGCGGAACTCAATGTCTGTCTTTTCTAAAATAGGTTCAGGCGTAATGTAGTTCTGATGAAACGCTGCCTGAAACAAATCAAACTTATTTTTAACGCGGAACACACCATTAAGTTCCCGTGTAAGATAACGCATTGTAGCAACCTTGTTGTTCTGTTCTGTAAACGCAGTAGCATCCAATGCTAGTAGATATGCTGTATATCCAGCGGGTACAGTCCACACTGTCATCAAGGTTTGGTTTTCACCATTGGTAATCTGTGCATAAGTAGTGCCACCATTGGCTACAGTTACGTCATCAGTGGGAGCAGTAGACCCCGCTATGAAACAGCGATTAACCCGCAGGAATGTTTGTGTTGTTGTAGCCGTACCACTACCAGCCAGTGTAACAGTCTCGTTGACTTCATTATAATCACCATCCAGACCTGCAACATTAACTTGCACACCATTATCTGTAGCACCTGCACCGCTAGTCACTGTCATAGCCACAGCACTGGAAGGATAAGTGTAAATACCCCCACCATCCCAAATGGTTTCTTCTACGTCTTGAATTTCAGGATTGTGACCGAACTTGAATATGCGCTTGTGACCATTTACAAGACCACGGGATACCTGTACAAAGTAGGGGTAGTAACCAACACCCCCACCCATTCCAATCAATTGTGGGTAGCTTGTTATGCTCATTTATTCCAGTCCAACACAGTTCTGTGTAATTTCCAGAACCAATTACCAATAGCGGTGAAGGGCTTGCCCATATAGAGCAAACCCCACCCAAGATATTTAACCGAAGTGCGTTTTAGTTTTGTAACGCTTATTAGGTTTTTTAGAATGTCTACCCGGTCGTGTAATTCGTTTCTTAAACTCACGTGCAGATGAACCAATAGATTGTCTAGCCATTTCATATTATTTCCTTTAGGCTGTTGCTCGTGCTTTACGTGCATTTTTTGTGCGAGGCACAGACCTATTACGTGATGCTGTCTGCACAGTCAGGTTACTACGCCGATTATCTTTTGGATTGCCATTCTTATGTGCAACATCTTTGCCACGCACATTTGTACCAGCCTTCTTGAGTTTAGAACGTGCGGCATTTCTACTAGCCCTATTCTGTTTTTGTTTTGGGCTAGAATGATAATTGTCATATTCTTTGCGATAGTTTCGCTTGGCAGGCACACGAGGAGCCATCTTACTGACCTGTAATTTTATTGTAGGCTTCTGGGCTTGCCTTCTTCAGTGCCTTCAGTCCGGGATTTTCCGTAACTGATCCACCTGCAAGATACATATGCTTCTTTCCACCAGCCATACCGCCGTAAGCCATTTGTGTTTTCTTCATGTAACCACCTTTAGATTTGCCCTCTGCTTTAGTGATCTTACGCTTGGCTTCTGCTGTATCCATAGCACTCTTTGTCTCTTTCTCTTTCTGTTTACGCTTTGCACGTTTCATAGAGCCAGAAAACATTTCAATAACATCTGCTTCAGACATTTCTGGATGTTTACGTCCATAGTCCATCATTTTTTTAGCAACTTCTTCAGGTGTATCTACAGGAAGAAGATCATCTAGTAGTTCACGCAAACCCATTATTTCATTCTCCGTCTGTCCTGTACACTCATCAACATACCGCCCATGCGATAGTCATTTGCACCTTTGTTGTTTTTAGATGCGTAACCACCTTTAGCTTTACCTGCCTTCTTGTTCAGATAATCACGTAGGCTTTCTGCACCTGCTTTTTTAACGTCACTGTCCTTAACGGCTACATAGTCCTTGCCGCCGTGTGAAAACTTTGTGCCAACGCCTTTGGCATACGCTTTTTTAAATGCCTGACCAAAAGTCTCTTCCTTTTTCCCTTGACCACCCATGTCTGACAGAGCAGCACGTTCTGTGCTAGTAATGCGTCTACCACCACTATCTGCTTTGGCAGTTTGCTTGGGCTTGGTATCCATCATAAATGGAGCAGTCGTAGCAACAGCAATCAAGCCACGTTGTACTTTACCACCCAATACATCAGGTTTCTTATCTGCTGCTTTCTTTTTTGCTGCAGCACGTGCCTTAACAGAATCTGGTGCTTTCTTTGGATCAGCTTTCAGTTCAGGTGCTTTTTTCTTGCGGCCTTGAGTACGACTTGGCTTTGGTTTTGTATCAGCCTTTGGCTTTGCATCTGCTTTTGGTTTTGGTGCGGCTTTAGTTGTTCCGCTAGTTTTAGGTGAAGTCTTCGGTGCGGTTTTCTTCGCTGTCTCTGTCGCAGTCTTTGTAGCTCCACCCCCACTCTTTGGGCGTGCAACAGTCCGAATAGTTCCAAGATTGTTAGATGTTACATTGGTCACTTTCTTGCCAGCTTCCTGTGCAACTTTCTGTGACACTTTCTTTGCGCCAAGTTTAGTGAGTTCTCTTCCGATAGCAGGAACCACAGTGCGCAAAACTGTAGCACCAAGCATGAAAAATAGAGGGGCAGCCATTAGTATTTTCCTTTTCTAGATTTGGGTGAAGACTTTGTGCTACCACCCGGACCTTTCCACAAATGCCGACAAGCCCAATAACGAGCAGTCAACTTATCATTCGCCGTGTCACAGTTGTGTCTAGCACGGAATGATTTACGGGCAGCTGCGCTATAGTTATGCCCATAGCCAGTTGCACCAAAATGAATCAGGCGAACTTTGTCACCCTCCTTGGCAAGAACCATCATCTTCTTGCCTTCACGATTACTTTTAATAGGTTTGTTGTAACCCGGAAACTTAATTCCACGATATTCTACAGCCATTATGTTAATGTTCCTAATTTAATACATTTAGAGTCCATAGGAATGTGATTTGGAATAGTGTTCAGTATGGATGCTGACATCTCAACTGTACGCTCTTGACACTGTTCTATGGTCTCGTATGGACCTCTAGTGTCTCTGACGGATATACATTGATTTAACTGACCAGCTATACAAACCAGCACCCATGCCTCAAACATCACTCATTAGGTTCTTTCCACCCCTCTGCTCGCATAGCGTCCTCTACGTGTTTTAATGTAAAAGAACGCCCATAGTGCGCTTCCACTGCCTGTCGCACATAGAAGACATCGCTATGAGGGATATGCAAACGGTCTAATGAATTTGTACGTATAGCTTCGTAGAATGCATCAAGTACATTATCTGTGTATAGTTTTACGGATTTTTTTGCCATTGTCAAGAACTTTTTTAGATGTAACACAAATAGACCATTATACGTGTTAATGGGTTATCTGTGGTACAGTTACAAGTGTATCACTTATAAGTGTATTAGCAAAGTTAGTGTATTTATCATTTATCTAATGAACACTGTAAGTGAACACTTTAAATGTCTCTCTTTTCTAGTTGTATATAATTATACCTGATTTCACATTCCGTGTCAACCCCAAAAATGCACTGGGTGTGAAAATAGTTGTATATGAGATAGCACTGCCTATTTTTTAGGCAATTGTTCATTTAATAGGCACAGAGAAGATGACAGTTATCTTTGTGGTTAACACCTAAAAATCCTGATCTGTGTATTTGTACATATATAGTACTACGTAACGGGGGGTGGCGTCCTGCCCGACCCCTTGTTTTTGCGACATTTTAGGCTTATCAGCCTAACTGCGGCAAAAAATATCAGCAAAACCCCAGGTCCTGGCATTAAAAATGCAACAATATCAATGCGATAGCATTAAATAGATAACTGTTATGCTATCAGTTAACGATAGTGTAAAGTTAGGCAAGGCTAACATTTTAAGAGTGGGCAAAGATGTATCGCCTTGGTGCATATTATATGCCACCCCTAATAAACTATGGTCATGCTACAAAAGTTAGCCACGCCTAACATTATGGCAAGCGCAGCACCATAATCAATCAATCAAAATGCCCATTAAAAAAAGTAATCACCGATTACTAAAACAAATCACCAGTCTGTTAAAAATGCCAGCAATTCAGCCAATCACAAGCCCATTGCATTTTTTATTTGACAATGTTTGAAAAATGCTAATAATGGGAATTGTCACAACGACAAAACAACCAACGCCCATTGGGCAGAAAGACTGAAACAATGACTATGATTTTGAAAATCGAAAAAGCCAACGACAAGAACAATGCGCTTATCAAGAACAATGCCGATATGCTGATTGCTGAATGCAAAGAATTATATCAGCCAAAAATTGACGGCATGAAAACTGATGAATATCGCGAGTGGATTTTTTCTAGTCATCCAAAAATGGCTGATTATCTCTATGATGAATTAGGCGAGCCAAACAAGAAAACAGGCGAGCGCAAGCCAATTATGAGCCAACACAAGAAAAACATTTTCAACAATGGCATAAAAGAGATTGCCATTAATGAAACAGGTTTTCGTGCATGGTGCGAAAGTGACCATGGCCAAGGCACTTCATCACTTGCCAAGGTTAAGCCAGCAATTACCGCTTTTCAAAAATCACTTGAGCCAAAACAAGAAAAGCAATCAGACGCAAGTGATGAAACAGGCGAAAGTGAAACAGGCGAAAGTGAGACAATCGCCAAGCCAAGTCTTGAACAAATCGCCCAAAAACTGATTGCTGAATTAGGCAAAGATGCCGCAATGGAATTGTCTACCATGTTATGGGATATGGCAGACGGCGAGATTGCAGACGATAAGCAAGCCGCCAGCGCATAAAAAGTAATCACTGATTACTAAAAACACCAAGCCTCACACCGAAAGGTGTGGGGCATTTTTTTGTGCCTTACTATCATCTACTATCACTGGGCATGGAGATCAGACCCAGGTCCTGGCATTCAAATGCTGCCCTACCTTACTATCACTTACTATCACGCATGGGGGTCAGTTCGCTCGCAACGCAGCATGGGGGTCACAAATAGTAATCACTGATTACCTTTTTCCAGTTCGCCTACCTTCCTTGACATACACAAATTTGTGTAGTAATATGAAAGGGATAGTGAGGCATGGGGTTTCACTACAGCATCAAAAAAGTAATCGGAGATTACCAAAATGGAATCAGTAGTAACAGTCACATCACCCAATTATTGGGTATCATACCACACAGGTTGGGATGCAGACCAGCATTTTGTTGGCGGCTGCATACTTGAAGTTTCGCATGGCAATGCCAGTGGTCAAACCACGCATATACTGTCGCGCCCTTTCAAGTCGCAGGATGAAGCAAAACTATTTGCCTTGCATCGTGGCTATATTCGTATTTATCAAAAAAAGTAATCACTGATTACCAAAACAGAAAGGCGGTGTGATATGAAAATGGTATGGGATAATGACAGGCCGACAGTGACCGCAAATGGTCTGAAGTCGCGTGGCACACTTGAGAGTGTCGCACCTGATACGCAACGCAAGCACATGGAGCGACTATATCCTGTGCTGCGTATGGGTGCATTAGAAATGCAACGGCAAGCGCAGGTGGCTCTTGAGCAACACAAGCAACGCAAATATAGTGAGGTCTTGGACTGGTTAAACAATTTGTGAGTCCAGGACCTGGGCTTGACATTCCTTTTTTCTTGTGATAATGTATATAAAGAATGAGGGATAACCCTTTGAACACTAACCCAAAAAAAGTAATCGGTGATTACTAAAACGGAGACAGAAAATGCACATTGAAAGAATTGAATTGGGCAAACTTGACCCAGCGGAACAGCAGGCGATTATGAACATTGTTCGCAAGTATTGTGAAGACAGAGGCGTTGCCTATCCCGATGAGTGGTCATTCACTTATCTGCATGATGTTCGTATCGAGTTTGGTGTAAGTGTGGACTTGTCCTAAAAAAGTAATCGGAGATGACTAAAATGTATATGAGAGACAATCCAATTATCGCACGGCATATGCTGTCGCATCCTGACAACTTTGCAGATGGGGTCAACTTCGTGTTCACCACGATACAGCAACCCCTAGCATCGACACCGAATCAGATGCAGGACATACGCATCAATGGGGCTGACAGCAAATATCTGTTTGGGTCTAAACGAGATGGGTATATGTTCGTGCAAGACAACAAAGAGTGGCTGCACCGCAAAATGTGTGAGTTTGTCGAGACAGGCGATACCATTGCGGCACTTGATATGCTCACCAGTATACCATGCTTGGGCATCGTCAAAGCGGCGTTTGTGGCGCAGTTATGTGGTATGGAAGTCGCGTGTATCGACAGCCATAATTGTGACAGGCTTGGGCTTGCGAGGACAGCATTGCGCCTTGCAAAGTCTGTGAAACCTGCTACAAAACTCAAGAAGATTGCTGACTATGTTGCCTTGTGCAAGCGCACAGGTGGGTCGCAATATTGGTGGGATACTTGGTGTGAGTATGTCGCTGGCAATCGTGCCAACAAAAACCTTGCCACTGGTGACGCTGTAAGTGCGCTTCATGTCACCGCAATCATGGCATAAAAAAGTAATCAGAGGTGACTAAAATGTTTAAGAACACACTAAAACTCGTTTGCACTGTAGGTGGTGCAGTTCTCGTAACCCTTGCTTTGCCTGAACTCATGGCTTATGCTGCACCCATAGATGTTATCGTCTATACAGGTGGCTTGGCTATCAGTGCTATGGGCATCGTATCTATCCTTCGGGGTTGACAATTATGACAGGCTTTCGTAAAGTAAATCCTGTAGCGAAGGCTATGGCACATAATCGCCGCAGGGCGCAGGTTGTGCCAGACAAAACAAAACACAATCGCAGAAAGGAGAAAGACCATGCGAGACAAGAACGAGACACCTATTTTCGAGAAACTTCCAGTAAAGAAGGCTCGTGAACTTGGTGAGCGTGAACGCAGAATGCGTGAGCGTAAGGCGCAGCGTAGGGCAAAGAATCAACACCAGAACAATTTCTGGCTTCAAGAAAACCTGCGTAAAGCCTGACAACTTCGGTGAGGACAGGTCGTGGTGGTTTGTCCTCACCACTCAACCAAAAAAAGTAATCACTGATTACTAAACCAATACAGAAAGGAGACATCATCATGTCATACATCAAAGTGAAAGTTACTAACATCCTCAATGCAATCTCTGGTGCAAAGCCAACCATTGACCGTCAGAACTATGCAACATACAACCGCATGGGCAAATACTATGTAGGTCCATCTGCAAATGGCAAGTTCCTGCAAGTTAATGACGGACTGCACATTCGTTACTACGGCAACCCATTCTGGAATCTCTATCGGGTTGTCAGCAAGAATGGCAATGACTTTGTAATTCACCAAGCAAAGTAACCACCAACAATGGGGGCTGCGAATATGCCCCCACTTTTCCAAAGCCCAGGACCTGGGTATGAAAGGAGTGTTATATCATGGGATTAGATATGTATCTTACAGGTGATCGCTACAAGTGTAATGAATACGATGACGATTACAATGAAATCAATGTCCAGTATGTGGATGGTTTCAAACTGAAATCGCAACGCATTGAACTTGGCTACTGGCGTAAGCACGCAAACCTGCACGGCTATATTGTCAACACATTCGCTAATGGTGTAGATGAATGTCAGGTAATTCATATGTCTGTGGAAAGGCTACGACAGGTGGCACAAGCCTTGCGAGATGGTGACTTGCCACATACAGAGGGCTTCTTCTTTGGCAGTGATGAATTGCGAGAGGAATACCGCAAGTATAATGAGGAAGATGCCAAAGTATTTGACCAAGCCGCAGATTGGGTAGAGAATGCGCCCAAAAATCTGTGGAACAGCGTTGAGTATCAAGCATCTTGGTAAACCAAAACTAGATTATGAAAGGAGATTGACACATGACAATTACACAACTTGACAAGACCACGCTGCGGTTTATTCGTGAGCAAATCAATCAAGCACTTGCAGGCTCAATCGAGGGCTTGGAGTTTCATGCAGGTAACTGCTCTTACTCTGGCAACATTGCCACCTTCAAACTTGAAGTGAAAATTGAGGGTGCAGATAGCAAGGAGATGCAGGACTTGCGGCGTTATGCAGATATGTATGACATTGACCTTGAGAAGACACACCCTGTCTACACTCTCGTTGGTTACTTGCCACGCTCAAGCAAGTATCCATTCCTTGTAAAGAAAGCAGGTGCAGATGGCACATACAAAATTACAGAAGACATGGCTAAACGCTATTTCGGAAAGGAGGCTGCATAATGGCATTTGAAGCACGAGTAATGGCAATGGGTGATATGTCACCAGCAGGACTTTCACACGCATACTACAATTCACCAGATGGTGAGCCTGAAGACATTGTGGTAGAGGTGTTGGGTTACTATGACACTGAAGAAGAATTGGAAAACAATATCCGCAAGGATATAGAGGACTTTGAAAGCATGACAGGCATGACCATTGAACAGGGTGGTGGCTGGATTGAAGTAGAGGAGATTGACTAATGCCTAATTGGTGCAACAACACATTGACAATCACACACAAAGATGCAGACACCATGGACAACCTCATGGCACAGGTTCGTGCTGGTGATGGTGACTTGTTTCAATTCATCAAGCCTATGCCAGAGGAACTGCGTGACACTACCAGCCCAAGTGACCAGCCCAACTGGTATGATTGGTCAGTAAATAATTGGGGAACAAAGTGGGATGCTTGCCATATGTCATGGCATCAGCATGATGACCACACTGTATCGTTTGACTTTGACACTGCATGGTCGCCGCCTATCTCTGTGTATGAGGAACTTGCAGAGCAGGGCTTTGAGGTTGAGGCATACTATGTAGAGTATGGCATGATGTTCGCAGGTGAATGGCACTGTGATGCCGATGGTGAAGTCAGTGATGAATTTATCAACGACATCAGCGAGGGTGTTACACCTGACCTTGATGAAGCATTCGACATCACTGCCACACTTGAAGAGTGGCGGCTTGAAGAAGCAGAGTATGAAGAGCAACAGCAAAATGTAGGAGCAATAGCATGAGAGATGGTGATTTCACAGACTACTACAAGCAACTGGTAGGTTACAAAATTATTCGCTTTGAATACGAGCAAGATGAATATGATGATGAACCATTTCCAGTGTTCCTACTTCAACATACAGACACCAAGGAAACACTCAAGGTGTCTGTATCTCGTGACCCTGAAGGTAATGGTGCAGGGTTCTTGTTCATAGAGTAAAAAAAGTAATCAGTGATTACTAAAGGAGAGACAGTATGAATGTTCTATCTTTATTTGACGGCATGTCCTGTGGACGCATTGCCTTGGACAAAGCAGGTATCCCTGTCACAAACTACTTCGCTAGTGAGATTGACAAGTATGCCATCCAAGTTGCCAAGGCTAACTACCCTGATACAATTCACATTGGTGATGTTCAGCAAGTTATGTGGCCTGAAACATTTGAAGGCATGAAGATTGACCTGTTGTTGGGTGGTTCACCTTGTCAGGGTTTCAGTATGGCTGGCAAGCGATTGAACTTTGATGACCCACGCAGCAAGTTGTTCTTTGAATATGTGCGTATCCTCAAAGAGTGCAAGCCCAAGTATTTCCTGCTTGAGAATGTGCGTATGAAACAGGAGAGCCAAGACATCATCAGTGAATATCTTGGTGTGCAACCTGTGGCTATCAACAGCAGTCTCTTGTCTGCACAGAATCGTTACAGGTTATACTGGACAAATATTCCGTTTGATACACCCCAGGACCTGGGTATCAAGTTGCAGGACATTCTTGAGGATAACTTCATTACCGACAGAGAGAAGTCTCACTGCATTGATGCCAACTACTTCAAAGGTGGTGGCATGTCTAACCTTCGTGTCTACTTTGACAAGAGCCGTAGACAGATTGTCTTCAGCAAGGATGGCTTGTGCCATGTCGGTGATGCAGACATCAAGGGTCATGGATATAACAAGCGTGTGTACCATCCTGAAGGTAAATCACCTAGCCTGTGTGCTGCAAGTGGTGGCAACCTTGAGCCAAAGGTAATGGTCAACCCTGCCTCTATCGTGGGGCGTAGGTTGCAGGATGGTGTGCGTAAAGACAATGACAAGTCTGTGCCTATCACCCAATGCCTTGAGGTGCATGAGCATGACAAGTCTCGTTGTTTGTCCACTATAAGCAAAGACACCTTGATTTCTATCTTGTCACAGGGTAGATATGAGGATGCCTACACAAAAGAGATGCGTCCTTTGTGGCGCAAACTAACACCACTAGAATGTGAGCGATTACAGACTGTGCCAGATAATTACACAAACCATGTGTCAAACAGTCAGCGTTACAAGATGCTTGGCAATGGTTGGACAGTTGATGTTATCGCACATATACTGAAAGGAGTAACGACATGAGCATTTACAAATACAAACCAAAGCCCATGACCAAGGGGCAATACGAAGCACTAGATATGCTGCTGGCATATGTAGAAGCAGATGAACGCAAGCATTGGGAACAGATGGGCAAGCCAGATGATGGTCACATTTATGTGTTCATACAGCGTTTGCTTGACTACAAATACCAGTGTCAGGTAATAGACAAGAAGGCTGATGATGATTGGCCTGTGGACAGAGCAGATGATTGAAGTTAAAGAAAAAGGCATAATCATAGGCGACAATTACCTTGTCGATGCAAACCATGTAGACGATGGTAGCCTGTTCATTGCTTTGCGTGAGAAGGGTTTAACTGTCCTAATCACGGAAGAGGAAGATACGGTTTCTATCTTCGTTTACCAACTACCAGATGTAGCGGAACCTATAGCGCAACTGGTGCTAGGAAAAGAGGAAGGAGATACAGAACATGAACCGCTTCTTAATTGACCACCATCCGATTGCAATCTCTAAACAACTTTGCGATCAACACATAGTAAAGATGCCACTTGAAGAGGCACAGATGCTTTGCACTACCCTCTGGCATCATGCGCCGGAGTATGCAGAGAAGCATGGGCTATACAAGCCTGTGCATCAGAAGCATCCTTGCACATTGTGGGCTATGGAAAACCAAGAAAACTACTCGTTTGCTTTCATGTTGTATGAGGCAATGCTTGAGGAATACACTTACCGCTACGGCAAAAAACATGGTGCTTCACGACATCAGGATGTGCTGCGCAACGGCAAACAATTTCTTCCACAAGCAAGAGGAGTAACACCACACCCGCAATGCTTCAGTGGTCACGATGACCTAAAGACAGATGAACGCTGGCCTATTATGGCCTATCGTGCTTTCTACAAGGTAGACAAAATCAAGTTTGCACGATACAACAAAGGGCGAGAGATGCCCTACTGGATGAAAGGAGAAGTAGCATGAACATATCACACGAACAACGACTGAAGTTTCTCAATGCGCACAATGACTTGCGTGATATTCTTATGACATTGAATGAGTGCCATGACATTTGGGTGTCCGATATAGGTAAGTTAGAACGGCTACAAAATTTGATGCATAGTGTTCTTAACTTTGTGCCACAACGAGATGATGAAGGACACATTCAGCACTATGCAGATTGGGTGCTTGCGGATGTAACTGTGAACCCAGACGGTGAACAACCTTATGTTGACTGAAGCACTTGTCTGTATCGCACTCAATGTGTATCACGAAGCCCGTGACCAGCCCTTTATTGGGCAGGTTGCGGTAGCACAAGTAGTGATGAACAGAGTTTATGATACAAGATACCCCAACAATCCTTGTGATGTTGTTATGCAAGGTCCTACCTACTCTTGGACTGAAAACTTTCCAGTGCGTTACCGCTGCCAATTCAGTTGGTATTGTGATGGCAAGTCTGATAAAGCACATGACAAGGAAGCATGGGATAAAGCCGTTATGATTGCGCATGGCGTATACTATGGCAATCTTGATGACTTTGTAGAAGGTGCAACACACTACCATGCACACTATGTCTACCCAGAATGGGCAGAAACCAAAACAAAAGTTGTTCGCATTGGAGATCATATCTTTTATCGGTGGGAGTAGTTGACTTTGCCGATTTTTATTGATATAAGAGAACAACAGTTAACCCTAACGAAAGGAGGCTTATCATGCCATTAGATTTTACAAACCAGACTATCTCACAAACCCCTGACCACCTCACATTCAATGTGGAGTTTGAGCCAACCAAAGTTAGTGACAAGAAGTATGTCATCAACGGCAACACTGGTGAATACATCGGTGTCGTAGGCTCTGGCTTTAACTGCGCAACTCACGATGAGTTCTTCCAAGGTGTGCAGCAGACAATGTTGGAAAACCTGACGGAACAAGAAACCAGAGGTGCTAAAGTTCAATGGAAAGATGCACGAAGCAATGCTTGGGCATTGATGGATGTGACCCTTCCGAATGTTACCGAAACAATCACCACCGACAGACATGAAACTACTGTGTCGCAACGCATCATCGCTTTGCACGGCATTGATGGCTCATGTTCTAACATGGTGTTCTTCGGTGCTATCGACTTCTTCTGCACAAACGGAATGATCCGTGGTGAGCATGACAAGGTGCGGCGTAAGAACACATCCAACTTCAGCATGGGTAGGTTCATCACAGACCTACACAGTTCCAAGCAAGACTTCTACCAGCAGTCAGCACGACTTCAGCAATGGGCAACCCAGGACCTGACATTCGTAAATGTTAAAGACTTGCTGGACAAGATACTGAAGTCAGAGCGTAAGTCAGAGAAGATGTTTACCCTTTACAATCAAGAGGTTAGCGTCCGTGGTAGGAATGTGTTTGCACTCTACAGTGCCTTCACAAACTATGCCACTTATGCTGATGAGCGTAATGGTTTCAACCTTCGTAACACTGGTCTTGATACACAGGCCACATCAATGTTCCAGCGTGAACACGAAGTGTCCAAGTGGATTGAATCAAAGCCATTCCAAGATTTGGTGGCAGCATGAAAGTCCGTAACATAACTAAATCAGGTGGGGCTTCATTTAGCCCCATCACTGACGATACCAGAACGCCTATCAATATGCGTATAGGTTATTGGAAGCCTAGCAAAAAGAAAACAAAAATTAACGCAGTTCCAAAAAGGAGAAAGAAATGACGGTCTTACACGACAAAAGAAAAGGCGACATAACAGAGATTGAGTTGTGTCACCATTTTCTCAATGAAGGTTTTGAGGTCTTCAAAAATTTATCATGCACAGGTGCTATCGACTTTATTGTTCTCGATAATGAAACAAATAAGTTTTATTACTATGACAGCAAGACTGCTAATGTGTCTATTAAAAAAGATGGCAGTGTTAGACTATCTACAGGTGCAACAAGCGATAGGCAAAAAGAATTGGGAGTAGAGATTATTACAAAATACAAAGGTAAACTTTACTCATCCAATGACAGAATAGGAGTTGACATATAATGAAACTAGAAAAAGTAATCAGCGATTACTATTCTTCGTATGACTATCGCAATTTGCGTGATGAAACGAAGAAGCAGTATGAATACTTTCTTAATGTCATGCTAAATACAAAGGTAGAAGATAAACTTCTTTGCCAGTATGACTGCGATAAACTCACTACTCGTGTTGCAAAGGTTGCATACAACGAATGGTGTGAGAAAGGTGTCTCTATGGCTAATCATGTCATCTCTGCTACCCGCATTGCACTCAATCACGGTGTTCGTATGGAACTATGCACATTAAACCCATTCGCAAACGTCCGTAAACGCTCCACAGAGAGGCGTAAGACGGTCTGGAGTAGGGATGATGTAGCCAAGTTTCTTAACGCCGCCTACGGCGATTTTAGCACTCGTAACATAGGTCTTATTGCACACATGGCATACGAGTGGTGTCAGCGTTTAGGTGACATGCGTATGCTCACTTGGGATGCCATCAACTTTGACACGAAGACTGTTCATATAAAACAATCCAAGCGTAAAGCAGAGGTGCATCTGCCCATTGAAGATGATTTGTTTGGTATGTTACAGCAACAGGAGCAGGACTTTGGCTTTCAACCTTATGTAGCCCCTCGTCCTAATCCGATTCGCGGTGAATACAAGCCCTATTCACTGCAGAAGTTGCCTCTACATGCTCGCAAGTTAATGCAGCAGGCTGGTTTGTCAGATGAACTGCGACTATCTGACCTACGAAGAACTGGAACAACTGAAATGGTCGAGGCTGGTGTCGGTATTGGACAAATTATGTCGGTCACAGGACATGCTAATCCATCTTCGGTGAAACCTTACATGAAAAATACTCTTACAAGTGCAAATTATGCATTGACGGAGCGAAATAATCATGTTAAAAGCATTACAAATGCCGCAAAGGAGAGTGTATAACATGTATAATATATATAACACTATAAGTGAATTAGACATACCTAATGGACATACAAAGAGAATGGACTGTCCTAACTGTGGTGGTTACAAAACATTTACTGTGACCAATAACATGGGCAGTCTTGTGTGGAATTGCTACAAGGCTTCTTGTGCAGTTAAAGGTGGTGAGCGTGTTAGATTGTCTGTTGATGATATTCGTGCTGGCTTTACTGGTGCAGCAGAATATGCAGCAGATACGTTTGAACTGCCAAGTTACATCGTGCCTCGTTCTGGTGGCACATACATGGATAGGTGGTGTGCTACGTGGGGATTAGATTCCCAGGACCTGGGTTTGCATTACGATGTAAAGGAATCTCGTGTTGTATTTCCTGTGATTCACGATGGAGTTATTGTAGATGCTACAGGTCGTGCATTAGGAAAAAGATTACCTAAATGGAAAAGATATGGAAATAGTGGCTTGCCATACACACATGGTTATGGTAATGTCGCAGTTGTTGTTGAGGACTGTGTGAGTGCCGCCGTTGTTGGTTGCGGTTTCCTTGTCGGGGTTGCTGTGTTAGGAACGTCTCTCGCCGAAACACACAAAAGGTATCTCTCACAGTTCTCAACGGCAGTGATTGCACTAGACCCTGATGCATTACCAAAGACACTGGCAATGGCAAAGGAATTGAGAGGCTATGTAGACAATGTGCAAGTGCTGCGTTTGAAAGATGATTTGAAATATCGTAATGAGGAAGACCTAACCAACCTTGCCAACATTACTATGAAAGGAGAGTAACTATGGAATTATCGCTTATAAGAAGTTTGATGGACAAGGGGTTCTACGATGACCATCGTGGCGCAAGATGTCCTGACCGTTTGTTTAGCAGTGATGTGCGCAAGATTAAGCATTCTATTGACACTGCAATGGAACGCTATGATCGCACTGTATCTCCAGATGAGATTGAAGCACTGTTCATGTCAAACAATCCAACACTGACCACTGCACAGAAGCAAGCCTACTCTAGTCTGTTCAATCAGATTAAGAAGGAACAGCCCATGGGTAGTGACGTGGCACAAGAAGTGTTGTCCAAACTGTTTCAGCAAGTCGTGGGTGAAGATGTAGCCAACATTGGGTTTGATATGGTTAATGGCACATCAAGTAGTCTAGAAAAACTGCGCACACTCATGGAGCAGTATGGTGATGACTTTACGCCAAACCTCAATGTAGAGTGGGATGACATAGAAATCGACACACTACTATCACGCAATGACCTAGAAGCACGCTGGACATTCAACATTGCCAGCCTCACTCGCAAGGTCGAGGGTGTTAACGCTGGTCACTTGATTGAGATTGGCGCAAGACCTAACACTGGCAAGACATCGTTTCACGCTAGTCTGATTGCATCTCCGGGTGGCTTTGCACATCAAGGTGCTAACTGTATTATCTTGTGTAACGAAGAGGGATATCATCGTGTAGGCGCACGATACCTTACCGCTGCAACAGGCATGACAATGAAACAGATTAAAGAAAATCCTGCGAAGGCTCGTGACCTGTATGCACCTGTAAAAGAGAGGATTAAGATTAAGGATGCCACAGGTCGTGATATGAATTGGGTAGAATCAATATGTAAAACTTACAAACCAGACGTTATTGTGCTTGACATGGGTGATAAATTTGCTAAAACAGGTGGATTCGCTCGACAAGATGAAGCATTGAAGGCTAACGCTATTCATGCTCGACAGATTGCCAAGCAACATGAATGTGCTGTCTTCTACATGTCGCAGTTAAGTGCAGATGCAGAAGGCAAGGTTCTACTGAACCAAAGTATGATGGAAGGCTCAAGAACTGGTAAGGCAGCAGAAGCAGATTTGATGGTTCTGATTGCAAAGAATCCAGTGGTAGATGGACAGGAAGAAGAAGACACGCAACGCCATCTTAATGTAGTCAAGAACAAATTATCAGGGTGGCATGGCGTGGTGCATTGTAACCTTGAATATAGAACAGCGAGGTATGAAGTATGATGCAATTAGATATGTTTGAGAAGATTATGGATTCAGATATTGAATATGTAGATTTGAAAGATGTTCCAATTTATTTTGGAGACAAGGGGCGGCGTAGGCAAGACCTTACAGCATCTTCCGCTTTCCTTGCCTCTATGCCAGAGGGTAAGTATCGTGTATATCGCACAGGTGGTATGCATCCGCTGCCTATGTATGAGGGCAGGTCAGACTTTCCATTCTTAATGAATGTCAAGACAGGTAAAATACTGCAACCGACATTCAGTCGTGCTGTATATCCAGCGTATGGACTAAACAATGGACGGTTTAGTAAGGCAATCTATTGCCACCGCATTTTTGCTATGGCGTTTGTAGGTAATGCAACACCAGTAGATAGATATAATGTAGATCATATCAATGAAGATAAACTTGATTACTGTGTAGATAATCTTCGTTGGGTGTCTGTGTCAGAGAACTTGAGTAATGTTCGTAACAGCGCAAGAGGAACAAACAAAAAGCACAAGTATTACACCAGCGAAAACTTTGTGTAGGATTGAAAATGAAACTAACACTTGATGTAGAGAATACGGTAACACATAGAGGTGGTAAAATGCATCTTGATCCATTTGAGCCAGAGAATACACTGGTTATGGTGGGTATGCTTACAGACCAAGGTGTTGAACGCATTGTTACCTTTGACCACAATGATGTTGAGGCAGACGAGTATGGACACGTATTGGTGCAGGAATTTCTAGATGCCTCTACTGTTCTCATTTGCCACAATGCCTCACACGACTTGCTGTGGTTATGGGAGTCAGGCTTTAAGTATGACGGTCCTGTCTTTGACACAATGCTTGCAGAGTATGTGTTACAGCGTGGACAAAAAGAACCATTGTCGCTTGAGGCTTGTGCTGAACGCTATGAGTTGGACACCAAGAAGCAGGATACTCTAAAAGAATACTTTAAGAAGGGGTATACTACTCGTGACATTCCACACGATGAGTTGTCTGATTACCTATCTGCCGACTTACATGCTACGCAGCAATTGTCTGATAAGTTGATGTATCGCTTGAATACATCAGCAGATGCTGGACTTATGCCTACAGTTGACCTAACTAATCAGGTGGCAGTATGCCTTGCTCGCATATACCAGCGTGGATTTAAGGTAGACAATGATAAACTAGAAGAAGTTAAAAACGAATTTGAGCAAGAACGCAAACAGTTAGAAAAAGATTTGCATGAGCATGTTCGTAAACTCATGGGTGACACACCTATCAATCTCAATAGTCCAGAGCAACTGTCTTGGGTTATCTATGGACGCAAGGTCCTGGACAAGATTTATTGGGCAACTGCAATTGATCCTTACATGGATGATGCAGACTTTCGTAGCATGATTAGTGGTGGCACAGAACGATTGAAGAAGACTATTGCTGAACAATGTAATCAGTGCAAAGGAACTGGATACATACGCAAGACCAAAAAGGATGGAACACCATTTGCAAAGCCTAATAAGTGTCCTTCATGTGACACAAGCGGATTTACATTCAAGTCTACTACAGAGAATGCTGGCATTGGTTTTAAGCCACCATCAGCAAAGTGGGCAAGTGCAGGTGGATTCACAACCAGTAAGCAGAACCTTGAAATACTTGAGGGTGCTGCACGAGCAAAAGGTATGCACGATGCAGTAGACTTTTTGTCAAAGGTTCGTAGACTGTCTGCTGTTGATACCTACTTGTCTTCTTTCGTGGAAGGTATTAAACTACACACAAAGGTTGATGGTAAGTTACATGTTCGACTGTTACAACATCGCACAGCAACAGGCCGCTTTAGCGGAGCAGACCCTAATATGCAGAACATGCCTCGTGGCGGCACGTTTCCTGTAAAGAAAGTATTTGTGTCACGATTTGAAGGTGGTAAGATTCTTGAGGCTGATATGGCACAACTAGAGTTTCGCACTGCCGCATTTTTATCACAGGATGGAGTTGCAATTGAAGAAGTATCTACTGGATTTGATGTACACAGTTACACCGCTGAAGTTATTACTACCGCTGGTCAACCTACGGATCGCCAGACTGCGAAAGCGCACACATTCGCGCCGTTGTATGGAGCGACAGGCTTTGGAAGAACACCAGCGGAAGCAGAATACTACACACACTTCAACGAGAAGTATAAAGGTGTCGCAGATTGGCATTCCCGATTGGCTAAAGAGGCTATAGAAACACAGAAAATACGCACTCCTAGTGGCCGGGAATTTGCATTTCCAAATGTAGTAAGAAAGTCAAATGGTAGAGTTACAAACTTTACACAAATTAAGAACTATCCAGTGCAATCATTTGCAACTGCAGACATAGTTCCAGTGGCTTTGCTACATATAGAAAAACTACTTGACGGAATGCAATCTTGTGTGGTAAATACTGTTCACGATAGCATTGTAATTGATGTTCATCCAGATGAAGAACAACAAGTAATAAGTCTTATAAATCAAACAAATACAGACTTACCAAACTTGATTACTTTAAGGTGGGGTATAACATTTAATGTTCCGCTATTACTAGAATCAAAAATAGGAGAAAACTGGCTTGACACCAAAGATGTATCCTGATATAACTATGGAACTTTTTGCATAAAGAGAAAGGAGTAAATGATATGACACAACTTACAACTATTGATACCAATAACTACGCTATGATGGCAAAGGCTATGGGTATCGCAAACGAAGCCGAATCAAACTCAAAGTCTAGTTCTTTGGCACGGCTTCGCATTAGCCACTCACCAATCATGGGAATTACCGAAATGAACGGTAAGAAAGTTAACATGGAAGTAGTCGGTGGTGGCACATACCGTTTGGACATCCCTGATGGACCAAACTATTATGCTGGCTCTGTAATCATTAGGCCTTACCTGCAACGCTTCATGTATAAGCGTTTTGTAAAGGGCAGTGATAAGTCACCCAATAAATACATCAAGACGATTATGGCAGATAATCTGAACATCGACTTGAAAGACAATGAGGGTGGGTTTAACTGCGGTAAGCCAGCAGGCTACATCAAAGACTTCAAAGCACTTCCTGAAAAAATGCAGGAGTTGATTAAACAGATCAAACGTGTTCGCGTGGTCTTTGGAACTGTTGAAATGAAAGACCCTGTTGATGAATCGGGGAATCCAGTCACAATTGAAGAGACACCATTTATTTGGGAGATTGACAATCGTGACGCTTTCAAGTTGGTAGGTGAAAGTTTTACTAAACTTGCCAAACTAAAACGGTTGCCTGTTCAGCATCTGATTACTGCTAACACAGAAGAAAGAAAACTTCCAAACGGAAGCAGTTTCTATCTTCCTGTGGTATCTCTGGACGTAACAAACACACTGTCTCTTTCTGATGGAGAACAGACAATGTTTGCTGACTTTATGGCGTGGGTAGATAACTACAATACTTACATCATCAACACGTGGGCAGAGAAAGCAAAGGATGAAATGAGTGATGAAGATGTCGATGTCGTTGATGGATTTGTAGACATTGATGTAGATGAAGAGGTAGCATAATGAACCATCCAGCAGAACTGGCTTTGCATCAATACATGGAAGATGCAGTAAGCGGTAAAACCACTATGGCTGAAACAACAATTAAACAAGTTGCTGCAGACGTAACAGAGGCTCTTACCCGCCAGTTTGCTGGTGGCAAAAGCCGGGGCGACTTTAGGTTACGCATGTCAAATATTGGCAGACCATCCTGTCAGTTATGGTATGATAAAAACAAACCTGAAGTTGCCCTACCATTGCCTACCACATTCGTAATGAACATGATGATTGGTGACATCGTTGAGGCTGTCTTTAAAGGATTGTTAAAAGAAGCAGGAGTAAAGTATGAAGATTCCGATAGCGTCACTCTGGACCTGGATAGCACATCCATTAATGGAACATATGATATTGCTATTAATGACTCTGTTGATGATATTAAGTCCGCATCTAATTGGTCTTATAATAACAAGTTTGATTCTTTTGAAACTCTAAAAGAGTCAGATGGATTTGGTTATGTTGCACAACTTGCTGGCTACGCTAAAGCATCAGGCAAAAATGCTGGTGGCTGGTGGGTAGTCAACAAAGCAACTGGTGAATTTAAATATGTTCCAGCAACAGGTCTTGATGTTGACGAAGAATTAAATAAAGTAGAAAATACTATTCAGACACTTGAAGTAAACGAGTTTAAACGATGCTTTGAGCCAGTGCCTGAAAAGTTTAGGGGTAAAGAAACAGGTAATCTTGTTTTGAATAAGAACTGCACATTCTGTTCTTACAGACATGATTGTTGGCCTGATATGAAAGAAATGCCAGCCGTTAAATCACAGGCAAAAGAGCCAAAGATGGTGGCATATATTAAACTAGCAAAGGAGTATATAAATGAATGATGAAATTAACGAACTTGCAGAACAAATTAAAGAAGCAGAGAGACACCTTGCTGACTTGCGTAAGGAATATCGTGAGCGCAAAACTGCTGGATTGCGTGCGGCTATTGAAGCACGTAACGAAGCAGATAAAGTCTTGCGGGAAGAACTGCGTGCGCTAGGTTATCGTTCACCTTTACAGTTATGGCGTGACGTTGCCTAACGCAAAACAATTCCGTGCCGCACGTAAGTATGGGTATCGCAGTGGGCTAGAGTTATCCCTTTCAAACTTTTTGAAAGAACTCAATGTTGATTTTGACTACGAGTGTATCAAGATTGAATGGGAAGACCTAGCCTACCGCACCTATACACCAGACTTTGTGTTAAACAACGGTATAATTATAGAAACAAAAGGCATGTTCACTGCTGCAGATAGACGAAAACATTTGGCTATAAAACGACAGCATCCTAAACTTGACATTCGTTTTGTTTTTGAAAACAGTAGACGAAAACTACGCAAAGGTGCAAAGTCTTCATATGGTGAATGGTGTATCAAATATGGATTTAGATATTATGATCGCATCATTCCAGAAGACTGGCTTAAAGAAAAGGGTAAAAACAAACATCCAAAGTTTATTGCATTTAGCGGTAACAAGATAAAAAGGAGAAAGTGACATGAAACAACAAGACTTGGCTATGATTGATAAAGATGATTTTGTAATACGCATACGTCCTTATCAAAACAATGACGGATCATGGAATGGAGAAATCGACATATCTATTATCTCTCAACCGGAAAATGATTTAAGTGATGATGATTATTTTCAAATGATGCATTTCTGTAAGATGATGGCATCTACTGTACCTATTATGGAAAACAACAAAAAAATCAGAGATATTGTGCATGATTATGTTGTCAATGTTGTTGACAAGGATATAGAGATTACGTTAGAAGAAGACTATGAGGATGAGAAACCTACTATTGTTTCTCGTGATGAAAACATTATTTCTATAGACTTTAAGACGAAAGGAAACGCATGACACATGAAAGATATGAGGATTACATGAAACGTAAATTGAAAGAACTTGAGATGAAATCTCAATGGAAAGATGTTGAGTGGGAAAAAGAAGAACAAGCGTCTCTTCAATCTGACATGGTTAATCACCCACCCCATTACAATCAACAGGGCATTGAATGTATCGAAGCAATTCATGCAGCAACTGGTGAGGGATTTGAATATTATCTTCAAGGTAATATTATGAAATATCTTTGGCGTTATCGTTATAAAAACGGCAATGAAGACTTGAATAAAGCAAGGTGGTATCTGGATAAACTAATAGAGGTAAGGAATGAGAGTTAAAATATTCATGACTATTGACATTGATCCAGAGGAGTATCCAGTACCAGCCGATGAAAATGTTGGTGAGGAATTAGAAGATGGCATTCGAGAATATTTCTACGATGTAGAGGGTGCTGAAATAAAACATATGAAAACAATACAGGAGTGACAAATATGATAAACAATTATTTACCTACAGACTATCAGAACTTTATAGCACTATCTCGTTATGCAAGATGGAAAGAAGATGAACAGCGAAGGGAAACATGGAATGAAACAGTGTCCAGATATTTTGATTATATGGTTAGCCATTTGTCTAACAAGCATGGGTATCAGCTTTCTGATTCATTGAGAAGTGAATTGGAAGAAGCCGTACTTACGCAGCAAGTAATGCCAAGTATGCGTGCATTGATGACTGCTGGTCCTGCGCTTGATCGTTGCCATGTTGGTGGCTACAACTGTTCCTATGTTCCAGTAGACAGTCCACGTGCTTTCGATGAGACTATGTACATTCTTATGTGTGGCACTGGTGTAGGCTTCTCTGTTGAGCGTAACGCAGTGGACAAACTGCCCATCGTGAATGAACACTTTGAGGCAAGCGATACAGTAATCAAGGTAGGCGACAGTCGCCCCGGATGGGCAAAGGCACTGCGTGAGTTGATTGCTATGCTGTATGCTGGACAGATTCCACAATGGGATGTAAGTGAGGTTCGTCCTGCTGGCGCACGTCTCAAGACATTCGGTGGTCGTGCCTCTGGTCCACAGCCGCTTGTCGAACTGTTTAACTTCTGCATTGAGAAGTTCAAGGGTGCAGCAGGCCGTAGGCTGTATCCAATCGAATGTCACGACATCATGTGTAAGATTGGTGAGGTTGTTGTCGTTGGTGGGGTCAGACGAAGCGCACTCATCAGCCTGTCTAACTTGAATGATGACCAGATGCGTCACGCAAAGGCAGGTCAGTGGTGGGAACATGAAGGGCAACGTGCGCTTGCAAACAACAGCGTTGCCTATAAAGAGAAACCACAGATGGGTACATTCATGCGTGAATGGCTGTCTCTGTACGAATCAAAGTCAGGGGAACGTGGCATATTTAACAGGCAATCCGCAAAAATGCAAGCATCGAAGAATGGTCGGCGTGATATTGACCATGATTTTGGATGCAATCCATGTAGCGAGATTATCCTGCGTCCATATCAGTTCTGTAATCTGTCAGAGGTAGTTGTCCGTGCATCCGATACAGTGGAAACACTGAAGGAGAAGGTTCGCCTTGCCACTATCCTTGGCACACTGCAAGCCACACTGACAGACTTCAAGTATCTGCGTAAGGTTTGGAAGAATAACACAGAAGAAGAGCGTCTGCTGGGTGTTTCACTGACAGGTATCATGGACAATGAGATCACGTCAGGTCGCAGTGCTAAACTAGGCATGAACATTGGACAAGTGCTTGAGAATCTCCGTGATGTAGCAGTTGAGACTAACAAAGCATATGCCAAGATGATTGGTATTCCACAGTCTGCTGCTGTTACCTGCGTCAAGCCAAGCGGTACTGTCTCACAGTTGACTGATGCGGCATCAGGTATCCACGCACGACACAACCCTTACTACATTCGTACTGTTCGTGGCGATAACAAAGACCCACTGACACAGTTTCTTATGTCACAGGGTATTCCTGCAGAGCCTGATGTAATGAAACCTGACAGCACAACAGTGTTTAGTTTCCCAATGAAGTCACCTGCTCGTGCAGTTACACGGACAGACATGACTGCCATTGAGCAACTTGAGTTGTGGCTTATGTATCAGCGTTACTGGTGTGAACACAAGCCTAGTGTCACTATCTCCGTGAAGGAACACGAATGGATGGACGTAGGTTCATGGGTGTATGAACACTTCGATGAAGTATCGGGCATTAGTTTCCTGCCCTTCAGTGAGCATACATATCAGCAAGCACCTTATCAGGACATTGATGCAGAACAATACAAAGAGTTCTTGACAAAGATGCCAAAGAAGGTAGACTGGTCACAACTGCAGGAGTTTGAAAAGGAAGACACTACATCAGGTGGACGTGAATTAGCATGTACTGCTGGCGTTTGCGAAGTAGTTGACTTAACGGCTGCGTAGTGATAGAGTGTAGTGGATTAGACTTGTTGTGGTGGCAGTGGTGGATACTTGTGATGATTACAACCAACACTGCCATCAACTTGATTGTGTTCTTCAAGCACAGGTTCAAGGGTTAATGGTTTTTATGCTGTCCATAAACGCCGTTATTGTACATGTTATGAACCATTAAGGAGATGACAGATGAAGAAGATAATGTGTGACCCACCAAGCGGATGGAAGTATGGCTTTCCTAAACCATTACCAGAGCATTTTGCAAGTATATTGTTAAATCCACCAGAAGATAGTATCAAGTTAGGTGAAGGTGTAATGGAATGGATTGTTAAGGAAGGTTATCCGCAGGAAGAGATTGACAAATGTGGTGAGCATTTCTGGTTGCGCTACTGGGAGACAGACGAACTTTCATAATTTATGAAACAAACTTTTAGATATGCGTTGTAGCGCATAAAGATAACATATGCGTTATAGCGTATATTCATCCCGATAGGGTTGACTTGTTTAATTTGTGTGGTATAATGGTAGTAATAGTACCGATAGGGTGTTTCCCATGACGGTGGGAATAGCATAAGAAAGGAGTTGACAATGACAGGCATGATTGATATAAAAGATGTAGTTGAACATGAAGATGGTTCAGCAACTGTAGTGTTTGAGTGTAATGATGAAGCAAGGCAAGCACTGATTAGTGAGGGCTTACTGTCCTTGCTTGAAAAAGCAGTAGATAAACATAACAAAGAGTATAACTGGACGGAAGGAGAAAGCAACGATGAAGATTAAATTTGATACACACACAAAGGATGTTGCTGCTGCAGCGGCTGCATTTAGTACATTGTATGCATACTGCAAGGACTTGACACTGAATAAATCATCTTGGGGTGAAGAGTGCTTGAATATCTATGGCGAGATTGACTCAACTAATATGAGTGTGTTAGAGAAAGCACTGCCTGATGGCACGTTCAACGAAGACACAGAAAAACTCTAGACTAATCTGGAAACAAGGAGATGGATGGGTACAGTTTAACCCGCCACGCAACCATCCCTCTTACGAAGAGTGGCAGAAAATGAAAAGAAAGGAGAAGGAAGAACATGAAAGAACGATTGATTAATGCACAACAATCCCATCTTATGGGTCACATCAACAAGCACCTCGCCAACATCGAGGTATTGCTTAATAATCCTGTAGGGATTGGTGAGCATCAAGACATTGGCACAGCCATTGAAGAGGAACTTGCTGAAGTCGCAGACTACCATGATAAACTGGAGATGCTGAATAAGTTCTTCGTAGAACCAATGGTAAAAGCACAGCAAGCAGCACTAGCCGAAACACAGGCAGAGGATAAATCATCTGATGAGGCGTAATGGTCTGAAGAAATATGATGCCCCACTTCGTATTCAGTACGAGTGGGGTTACGAAGCCTTTAAAAAAGGTGGTTCATTTAAAAAGATAGGTAAAAAAATAGTATATTTGGAGAATAGACCACAGATTGATGAACATACTATGCAATACCGTGAGTGGCAAAGAGGGTGGAATGCAGCCTACTTTGAAAACTTGGAGAAGTTAAATGGGTATGGAGCAAAAACTTGAAGAAGAACTCAAGCAATGGAGAAAGGAGAGAGGTATGAGTAATATTACTGCAACAGAATATCAAACAAAAGCAGCAGAGACGGCTATCTTTCCTAAAGAAAAAGCCCTTGAGTATTTAACTCTTGGGCTTACTGGTGAGGCAGGTGAGATTGCCAACAAGGTAAAGAAACTAATACGTGATGGCGCAGATGTAGAAGGGTACAACGATAAACTTGTGCAGATAGCCAACGAACTAGGAGATGTGCTATGGTATTGCGCAATGATGGCAAATGAACTTGACGCGAATATGGGCAGGATTATGGAAAGTAATTTGCACAAACTTGCGGACAGGAAAAACAGGGGCGTTATTGGCGGCTCTGGTGACAACCGTTAAGTGGAGTATTATTTGCTTTTATACTTTCTGGTTTCTTTATATGTTAGGTATGACTGCACTAAACACTTATTGCGGCTGTGCAAAAGAGTATAACGGATGGTGGAAAACAGAATACTGGCAAACTGAAGGGGGCAATTAAGCCCCCCTCTTTTTATTCATACTGATAGGATTTAGCCAAGTCTATTAGATATTCCATATGCTCAATATTAAATGGATCATAGTCCTTTGCTCCAAAAGGATTATTTTCTTTAAACTTTTTAATGGCGGCTCTTCTTTTTCTCGCGTTAATAACTCTAAATCTTTTAATTGTAGCACCAACAGCTTCATCTTCACCCATTGTCTTCACATCAGCATACACATCTTTTTTGAGATCACGAATGTAATCAGCTATAAATGCTTGTTTTTCAGAACTGTCAAACATCAGTGTGCCATCCTTATTACGTGCCTCATCAAGATCAGCAAGAACCTGTGGCATTTCCATGTTCATACGATAGCCCATTTCTCTGTTAATTGAACGATTAAGAGAAGGAATATTTGTACGAGCCATAAAGTCTCTATAGGTAAATCCATACTGACCTAGCGTACTTACATACTTTGGTGGTATACGAGATAGTGTTGCACCAAATAGTATTTTCATAAATGGCATAACTCGTTCAGGCACATCTGCAAATCTTGGGTCTTCTGCATAATCCTCTTCTTCAATGCCAGCACCTAAAAGTGGAACACGATCCAATCTACTTAAAAAGGGTTCACCAAACCCTGACATAAAAGCGGATAAACCGTTTTTATAGTTTGGGTCTTCTTTATAATCCATTCTTCTAACAGACTCACCTTGGAATATGTCTGCAAATTGGTATATAGGTTGACCATAACCACTGGCTGCTTCACCTAAATACTTACCTAGAGTATTAGCAAAGTTTCTATTTTTTACTTCATCTTCTCCTGATAAAAGAGCAATCATATCTTCGGTAAACTTTGACATTGCACCAGAACCACGGAAGTTAGCTCCAGTAAATCCTTCTAACAATTCTGCGCCACTAAATGCTGGTACATCTCTACCTTTACGATGGATCATTGTTCCAATTAAAAGATATGGAGTAAGTGGAAAGAAAGGTCTTGCATCAACTTCATTACCCATTCCATCTTTTAACATATACCATTCTGAACCAACCATATCATTATCAGGATCAGTTAGAAGATAACCAAGAGCAAGCATTGGTAGTCCACCAGCAAGTCCTTCAGCCGCTTGCCGATATACCCCATCTGATACTTGACCTGTCGTACTTTTCTGCCAAATAGCACGAAGTGCCGCAGTTCCCGCACCAGTTACATTGTAGTTATATGTCATCTCAATAGCTTTGAACATAAACCGTGGAAATGGAATTGCTAACGTCAAACCTGATTGAACAATAAAGTTGTTTAAAGTTTTAAATGGGCCAAACTTTGGTTGTGAGGCATAAGTAAATTCAAGAGCATCATCAACGGCTTTTGCTACCATTTCTTCACTAATATTTTCTGTAATTTTTCCTGCTTCAAGAACATCTAGCATGTCTATGCCTTTATTATACAACTGTCGCTGTATAGATGCAGTGAAAGAACCGTTACGATAAATAGCTTCTTGCAGACGGTTGAAAAAATTAAATGTGTTTACTGCGCCTTCCCACCCGTCAAGTAGTTGATCTGTTTTAGATAAGCCATTTCCTTTACCTGCTAATGCGTTTTGATTAGAGTTTTTTTGTCTTAATTTATTTCTAACTTCAGAATACTGCGCATAAAATCTGCGTTTTTGATCTGGATTCATATCCAATATAAACTGCGCAATTGTTGCACTGTCTTGCTGATCAATAAAGGTACTTCTTACTTGTGCAAGAGAATGTTCAAAACCGCCAGTAATAGCAGTAAACCTTGTTTCTTTTTTAGCACGTAAAAATGCATCAGATTCCGTCATTCCTTCATCCATGTACTGACGAACTAAACGGTCACGTCTGGACTTTACAAAATCAGCTGTTGCTGTAAAACGCTTACGTCCTGTTCCAGCAACTTGATGAAGTCCAGATTCAAATCCGTATACAAGAGTATCAATACCAGACCTCATTACTTGAGAAGTATTGTTTCTTACAGCAGTGGCAATACCACTAACAAGTGATAGTCTACGAATATCTTCTAATCGTCTAAATGTTTCACCAAGTTTTGCTGCGGCAATCTGCTCTGCTTCTTCTGCAAGTTCTGCATCTGTAGCCTTTCTTGCTGAACGACTGAACGCTTTAGCAAGTTGCGATACACGATTAAGTTTTTGACCTGCAATACTTGCTTCTGCAAACATTACAGCGGCTAGTTCTTTTTGTGTAATACCATATTTACCAAAAATTTTTGTTGCTTCGTCAAGAGATTTATCTTCCACACGAGTAAGAATATTAAACATGCGTTCACTTACAGTCTCTCCGTCTCTTTTACGTAATGGAGCAGTAAGTTGGGCAGCCATATCTTCGTCTGGAAGTTTTATAGAGCCAGTTTTAATTCCCTCAACTACCTCTGCAACACCCGCTGTCACACGCTCAAAACTTTCAACATTGATTGCTACATCAAATGTCTCTTCATCTATTTCTCCAAGTGCCTCTTTTGTTACGCCTTTAGATTTTTCACGGATAACTTTTGAATTTAGGCTTACATAGTTTCCATTCTTATCTTTAACTACAGCTTCTGCACCATATGTTTTTTCAACATCGGCAAATAAGCCTTGACGGATGTCAAATGAGGTAGATTTTAGTTTCTTATTTGTTTCACGTGCTGCGGCAACTTGTGTTTCTTGATTCTTTTTTAATGCTTCATCAAGACTGCCACGAGAGACTTTATTAATTTTCTTTAAAGAATTACGAGTTCCATAAGCTGATAATGCACCAGCAGTCAGTGCAGAAACGCCTACAACAGTTGCCAGCCTTTCCTTGTCAATTTCTTCTTTGATGCCCATTTCAATTTCAGCACCTTGAACAAGTAAATCTGTTCCACCCGCAGCAACTGCTTCTGCACCGCCACTTACAAATGCAGATTGTAAGATAGCCCGTGTAGCAGTAGCTTGTGCAGTCGAACCAATAAGTTTACCAGCACCAAGAGAAACAGCAGTTAAAGGATCACTAATTATGGGAGCAAAATAACCCGGAATAAGACCAAAGGCTTCTTGTGCTTGCTGGAATGCTGACTTACCCTCATATCGTTTGTTCCAATCTAATAAACCAGCTACATTGTCAGCTTTTTGAAATACACGTTTTGCTGTAGCAACTTTACGCTCATATTCAGCAGCAAGTTCAATATTACCTTCTTGGCGAGCGAGACTAGCAGATTCATTGAGGCTTTTAATACGATCATATTCAGCATAAGCATTTATAGAGTTAGCAATGATTCCACGATATTCATCCATGTAATCATCTACAATATTTTCATTTGTTAATTCTTGCTCAAATAAACCAAAGCCACGTCCAAAAACAGGAATACCTGTTCCTACATCTTTTTCTGTGCCATATTTATCTTGTCTGTATTGAAGGACATCTCTGATAAACTCTTCATCGTCCTCTAAATCTTTTATAGAATAAGATTCAGCAGGAATATCTTCTACAGTAGGTTGCTCAACTGGCTGCCCTTCTTCAAGCATAATGTCTGTTTGAGTTTTTTTACCAGACATAACATCTGCTTCTTTTGTGGTAATATAAGTATCATCCAAATCATCTGGCGAAGTGCTTGGTGGTGCAGCAGATACACCTGTTGCTACAGTGTTACGACTAGCACGACTTTGCGCAGCCATTTTTTCAGCTTCTTGAACAGTTATGTATTCTGTTGACATGTTAATACTGACCTACTACTGGCTCAATTTTATTTCCATCTGCATCATAGCCAAGATATAATACTTTTGTAGCAACACCATTTATGACTTTGCTATAAACTCTACCTATTTCTAGTTTTCCATTTTCTGGTGGATCATTTACTATTGCAGCACCTGCATATCCAACCAATGCAGCCTGAACTTCAGGTTTATAGTGAGAGTTATTAGATGCAACTGCTTGTTTTGATAAAGAGGCAAGAGCATTTCCTATACCTCGTTTAATGGCATCTGGTCTTCCTTGAGGTGCAATCCAATCACCAGTATCTGGATTACGAGTGCCACCAAGAGCTTTAACATGCTGATCCTCAAAATCACTATAAAAGCCACGAATGTCTGATGTACCTAGAGTACCCATTTGCGCAATTTCTTTTTTCTGCTTTGAAAGAGCCGCTTCTGCAGTTCTAATAGCCAATTCATCTTTCTTTCTTTGCATTTCATATTGCTCTGCACCAACCAATTTTGCACCTTCTTTAAATTGAAGTTGATCCATTTCAATTTTAGTAACAGGTTTTTGTACTCCGAAACTAGCATCCATTTCTGCTTGAAGCCCTTCAGTGACATCAACATCAAACAATTTACCATACAATCCTGCGCCACCTTTCATGCCTTCTGGTACACGAACCAATGTATCTGGTCTACGAACAAACTGATTGATATAATCGGCTTCACCATAGCCACCAGTTTTAAGGGAAGCATAATTAACAAGAGAAGATACATTCCCACCACTCTTTTGATGTTCACGTAAGTCTGCAAGATAAGTAGTAGCACCTTCAATAGTACCGCCGCCACGTCTATATAGGCCAGCGGCATAGTCCATTTTAGTCATACCCTCTGGAATTTGACTTTCATCAATCATGTTAGAGAATGCTGTGAGCAAATCGGCTACTTCACGTTCTTCTTTTTCTACACGTTCTGCTTCACGTTCAGCACGAATACTGGTACGCTCAAGAATACGGTCAGCCCGTTCTTCAGTTCTGCGCATACCGTCTTTAAGACGTTCATCAATACTTTTAGCAAGACCACCTGCAAGACCAGCCATAAAACTCATTTTGCTCTCCTACTCATAAGACCTGATTCCATCTTTTCTTCTTTTGGCTTTTCTACTTCTACTTCTGTTATATCATTTTTATCTTTATTATTAGCCTTTTCGTTCAGTTCAATCTGAAGTTTACGTGCTGTTTTAGCAACAAGAGTATTTCTAGTTCTGTTTTTATTTAAACCTGCCTGTTTGTCCAAACCACTGTCATACTCAATGCCAGCACTATCGCCAACAAGCATTATCATTTCTACAAGAACAGGTAATACCAACATACCTACATCGACAGTATGTACACCTTCCATGACACCGCCAAGTTGAAGAACATTAGCAACATTGGTGATTGGAATGCCCATTTCAAGAACATCTTCTAATTGATCAAGAAACTCATCAGAAGACATACGCTCAAGGTAATAGTCTACAGCCTCGTCTACTGTAGTAAGTTTTGGTGGCGATTGCCAAGGTCTTGCACCAACTTCGTGCAACATTGACATGCCCGGAATGGGTGCATCAAGTCTAGGTTCATCAAGAGCCATTTATTTGCTCCCTTCGTTTACGGAGTATCTTCATATGAGCGATTGTTCGCATAGCAGGTTGCTTGTCTAAATCAGACGATTTGTCCATAGACTTTTTTGGGGCAAGCAAACCACCAGATGGTTTCTGTTCCATTTCTGTTGGAATTTTATCTAAATCTATTGCCCTGTAAGCAACCAGAGCCGGATTATACCCACGCATCTATTTTACTCCGTTTCCGTTCAATAATCAAGTCCATAAGTTTTTTAGTTGCCCATTTCATAACAGGTTTGTTTGAAATAAACTTGGCGTAACTTTGACCATGTTTCTGATAAAGTTTATAGAGCCATTTAGGTGCATCATACTTCATCCACAGACGGAATGCATACCAACGTGGATCACCCTTACCATATACTTCACGTGCCACCCAGCAGAATAACTTACCAAAACCGTGTTCAATACCAGCACCCAAAACTGTTCCTACTAGACCACCTACAGCAGTACCAGACGCAGTAGAAGAAATTTCATTTTGTACATCTTTTCTTGTCTGCGCATCAAGTTCTGCGATTGCCATATCTGCATAACGATCTTGTGAGTTTTCGGCAGATGTCCATGCCCATTCCATTGTATCAGCATAGTATGTCCACAAATTTGCATAGGCTTGATTAGACATATCCAATACAGCGGCGGCATTTAGTTCATTAGCACGATTAACTGCGGCAGTGTCTGCCGTTGCAATTTCTCTACGCCACTGTGCATTATTCTGTGCAATCACCAATTGATTCTGCGCATTGAACTGATCACGCTGATTGTTCAATTCGGCATTAAACCGTTCAAGTGTATTTACCTGACCTGTATTAAATTGTGCCTGTGCATTTGCTTGTGATGCATTAAACTGTGCTACCTGATTAGCCAAGTTAGCAAAGAACTGATTGGTTTGTTGCTGACTGGTAGCATTAAATTGACGTGCGGCATTTTCTGCGGCTTGATCTGTAAACATAGACTGCACACGCTGTTGCGCTTTAAACAAGTCTGTT